ATTTCCAGGCGTTCAGTCCACCAGTCAGTCAAGCCGTCTCGGGCTTCTTCACGTACCGAGAAAGGTACGCGCTGTTCGGACATTTTGCCCTTTGTGCGGACAGCATGGCGAAGCTGATCGATGAAGATATTGTCGCTGTAGGTAACGAGTGCTTCTTCGTTGCTTTCCAGCGTGGAATCGCCTTGGATACCAGCACCGTTCAGCAAAACACGCAGACCGATTGTGATACGGTCGCCTGCATCTTTTTGCAGTTCAGTTTTAACCTGGATCAGGCTTTTATCCGATGTGCCGGTGAATTTACCGACGAATGAATTTGCTATGGAATCGTGGAACAGTTTTTTAGACCACAATTTCACAGCGAGAGGGTGATTCACCCCATAGTCTGTTGTTGCCATAATTTACTCCGTAAAAGTTTTGAAAGAAAGTCGGGTCGTGTCGCTGACTTGCGCTTAATTTCGTCCACTAACGCGGGATGATTACGGCAGCTTTTTAACGCCTAAGCTATGGGGCGAATGAATACTTGATGAATAATACTACTTTAAAGTAAAAGTATCAAGATTAACGCTTGACTACTTTATCCCAATGCTTTGCCATTTCTTCCGGCTCCATGTCGGCCAGACTTGCAAGCGTCAGTTCTGGTACATTGCCATTCCCGCCAGCGGTTGATAGTGAGCCAGCCTTCTTGCCTTTTTCAATTTGCTGTATTTTCTGCGCGTTTGTTTGCACCGGTGCTGCAACAGGTGCAGGTTTTGCTTGTGGGCGACTGTATCCACGCGCCAAAGCCATGTTATAGGCTAATTCAGCAGGATTAATGTTAGTGCTGACTGCTTGCTGGGTGATTGCCCACATCTGGCGATTTACCGCATCTGCTGCCTGGTCTTCCGTTGCTCCCTGATTTACAAAATCCATGTATATGGAGTCTTGCAAATGCTTTGTTGCTACATTGTAATCTGGAACTTTTTGCATGTACTGCATTTCCATATTACCAACTGCCTCGCGGAACCTTTGCTGATTCGCTTGCTCTTGTTGCTGTTGCTGCCATGTCTGTTGTTGCTGATGAAGATGAGTCAATCCTTGCTCAAGTTGAGCCTGTCTTGCGTCAAAGTAGCCGACTACATCTACTTCCTTATCTGGTATCTGCGGAGCTTGCTCTTGGCGTGCCTGCTGTTGAATTTGCTGGAACACCTGTTCCATGCGCGCCATTCTCTCTTTTATTTCCCTGTTTTCCGCCCTTGCCTGATGCAGCGCGGCAAGTGGGACAGTTTTTTCAGGCGGCTTTACCTCCACTTCAGGTTTAGCTTCTTCCTGTGCGGCTTCATTGCCTGTTTCTGTATTTTCGGCTTGCTCAGAAGAATTATCTTCCGTATTGCTGTTTTCCGTCCCAGCATCAGACGAGTTATCGGCAACATCACCGCCGTTGTCGAAATACGCCTGTTCGTCAGGTGTCAACGCTAAGCTACTATTTTCATCAGACATGGTTTTAGTCCTATATTGTGCTGGTCTACCCGGCCAGCAGGGATTTTATTGCATTGGCATGCCTGGAGGCGGTTGCATCATGTTGTTTGGCATCATTGAACCATCTGGCATTTGATGCATATCTGGCGGCATACCTTGATTAGGTGGTTGCATTGGTTGACCAGGCGGCATCATCTGAGGCATTGGGCTCATGCCTATCATTTGTTGCGCCATTTGGTTAGCCGTCATTGCGTCAAGACCTGCTTTCGCTAATTCTCCGGCAGCTTTAGCCTCAGCCAGTCCACCATCAGCATTGGTCTTGTACACTTCAGCAGCGACTTTATCCAATTGAGCCTTATCCATTGGGCCAGGGCCTTGCTGATTACGTTGCTGCATAAATTGTTTGAGTTTCTGTGCGAACGACTCAGGCAATGGCGAGTAAGCCACGACTTCAGCCAGCATTTCAGGCGGCATGCCAGCAGATTGCAGTATCGGCAGCATAACTTGCATGGTTCCCCAGACACGCTCTTTGTTGTTTGGCGATTGCGGCATGTCATCTACAATCACATCAAACTTGATAGTGTCGTCTTGGCGTATGAGCGGTACATATTTTTGTCCAGATTCGCCCATGATGCGAACAAGCCTGCCATCAGACAAGTATTCTTTCATGAAATACAGCAGCAATTTACCCTGATCCTTGCGATATTGCTTAAATGAATCAAACAAGGTCGCCAGCATGGTGATGCCGGTGCGTTTGCGTTCAGCTTCAAGCACGCCTGCCTGATCGCGGTCAACAGTCCCCATCAATTCAAGAGGGATGCCTGTAACATCTGTCATCGCGCCGATACTAAATTGCATCATTTGCGAGATTGAAGCTGGTAGTTGTGCTGGTTGACGCTGGTCTATTTTTGCAAGTCCGCCAGCCTTCAGCATTACTATGGCTGTTGGGTTTGCCCAGTCTTCCTCAGCCTTGCGAGGGTTTGTGAAAGCTCCCTCTTCAGCCAACAAGCCACCCTTGGAATTACTGTTGATGATATTGATGATCTGGCTGAAGAATTTATTCTGCCACTCTTGTGGATCAATCATTGCCCTGACGATGCCATACCACATATTTTGATTGCGATCGCGGTAGGCTGTGATGAATTTGCGAGTAGACGATTCTTGGCATGGGGCGGGGCTGACTTCCATTACTGTGCCGCCAACGATAAACGCACGATACCATTTGATGCGGCGTAATTTCGTGGCATTAAGGGTGAATCCCATTACCTTTTGCAATTTTGCGTTGATGGTGTTGAACTGCTCCTCTTCCATCTCGACTATTTGGCCTGAGATAGGATCGTCTACCTTGTAATAGGATTCTTTCTCGCAGTATTGATAATCTACTAATGTGTATTTGCGTGTTTTGTTTGTGCGCCCGTCAACGTCAGAGCCGTCTTTCTTGTAGGCGGTCTCTGGGTTGCGATCCCATGGGTCTACATCCTCTTCCGTTGAATCCCATTCATTCGTACAAGTGATGCTGTCCGCTTTCTCCGGGAACATGTCTTTTATCTCGGAATAGCTCATGTTCCTCTTGATGCGGAAATCGAATTTACGGTCAGTGAGATTACGCTTGCGTGAGTTATGATCCCAAACCACCTCTGTAAGACAATCCAGGTGATCAATCTTGACCATGCCTTCTGGGTCTTCGTCGTAGTCCATGTAGGTTTCAGTGCAGCCTATGCCAGACACGAATGAGTCAAGGAATGCTTCAGCCTCTTCATACTCGGCATCAGCCATATCTCTGATCCAGCGCACTGTCTCGGTGTACAGTTCATTTACACCGACATCGCCTTCTTCACGTGGAATAAAGCGCACTTGCTGACGGTTGCCAGCTTCAAGACCTGCAACAGCGCGGCAGTATGGGTCAATGCGGTTAAACGTGGTGGGCATGCGCATCTGTTCTTGCAGTATTGCCTTATCTTCGTCCGACCATTGATTGCCAGCGCGGAAGTCAAAGCAGCGGCGCGCCTCTTGACGCCAGGACGATTGGCGGGCGCGTGCTTCTTTATAGCGACATTTAGCCTCTTTTAAAAGGTCATCGTCGCTTGTTTCCTTGTCTTCCGTGCCGTTTTCAGGCTGATCTTCTTCGTAATCCATTTATGCCGCCATATGTGATCTTCGTCCGCTTTGCTTGCTATATTTGCTATTGTAACGTTCTGGCTCTTCATATGCCATAGGCCAAATTAATGGCAAATCAGGCTCAAATAGCCTTGCTAAACTATCCAGCATATCGTCATGTACCGGCACTGGAAACGCCATGTATTCCTGCTCAACAAAGATGCCAATCAAATCTTCTGTCGTTCCTTCGTAGTTAGTGTAATACATGCTGTGCGGGAAATACCACTTTGATTGTTCAAATGTTGGTATAAGTCGCTTTATTCTATCATTTTTCTCTACCTTGCCAGCAACTTCTATGATATCGAAGTGGTAATTATCCCTATCTTGCAGAGTTTTTATATGTTCAATATCAGCCATTAGCCCGTATTTTTCATATCTGGTTTCTATTGGCTTCCATTTTCGATGCAGTCGCATGATCAATTCACCGCGCTGCGTGAGGTTCAAGCGGTCGCGAACTACTTCAAGCGGGTAATAGTTCCCATCTGATGCCAAGCCAATCACCCAAGCCACTGTATAATCGTTTGTCTTGCGCTTCCCACTGGCAGCATCAACGAGGATGTATTTATTCATTCCCTCGCCGTCGCTTGGCTTAATATATCTCAGCCAGTCGCGCTTAAACCCCTGAGTTTCGTCGGCTTTCGGGTTTTGAAGCATCTGACAACTGTACACATATGCACCTTGGTCGCGGCGCTTCTCTGCCAATACTTCTCGACTGAGCAATACTGGTTCGCCGTCTACTGTTCCATCATGCGTTGCCGGGTATATACGCGGTGTTGCGCTGCCCCTAAGCATGATTGCTGCCCAAGTGTCGTTATAGTGGTAACGTGTGCCGATCATTCGCTTATTGCCACC